TTACCTATATTGATTTAGTTGCTAAAGGCACGGTTGATGAAAAGATCGTAAAAGCTCTTAGAAATAAACTTGACCTAGCACAAGAAGTACTGGGTGATGAAAAGTGGAAAGACTGGATCGATTAACGTAAAGACATCTGATACGCAATAGCAGCATTTGCAGCTTCTTGAGTACGATTATCAGAATTCATATTCATATAGTTTCGTAAATCTTTCTCAGAAAGAGTTCTGCCTGTTTCGCTATTCATATTCATATAGTTTTGTAAATCTTTATCGGATAATCCTCTGCCTGAAGTAGTACGGTTATCAGAAACATCTCTACCTAAAACATCATTACTTAACTGAGATACAGCTGTTCTTACATTTTGCCCCATAGGACTTGTAATATTATAAGCTCCTTCACTATTTAGTACAGGGTTTTCTCTAATACTATTCATAATCATTTGTTTCATCGTTTCAGTATCTGTTAAAGGCATACCCTCTTCAGCATATAACGGTCCACCCATTTCTCTTTTTAAAATTTTATCAACGACTTCAGGGTTTGTTTTTTGTAAGGCTTGTAATCCTGGATTTAATGCACCACCACCTGCCATCATCATAGGTTCTTCTTGACCACCTTGCATCAACATGGCTTTAGCTGTATCTAAAATAGCGACTGCTGCTTGAGGATCACCACCTGTTCTACCGATTGTTGCTTCGGCTAACATTGCTGCATCTTGTTCAATAGACATTCCTTGTTCTTGAGGTTGTTCAGAAGGCATTTCTTGTCCGCCCATCGGAGGCATAGCTCTTTGTTCTTCTACTACAGGAGGCATTGTTGGTTGTCCTGATCCCATAGAAGCTAAACCACCTTGCATAGGAGGTCTAGGGGGAACGTTTTGTGTACCGCCTGTTGTTCGTATATTCATTAAGTCTTCTATTCCGTTTGCCATTTTATCTCCGTGGTCTAAAGCCTGATTGGAACACTTGAGTAAGTGTATCGTTTTGTTGATTTAAGGGCAACCTTGATAGCCCACTATTTAACATATTATTATTCCCCATAGGTACTCGACCGCCAAATTTCATACCAGGAGGTTTTGGTATAGGGTCATCTTCAAATCCTGGAGTACTACCAAATAAACTTGGATCCATTGGAGGAGTGTATCCTGCTGAAGGATTACTCATAGGTAATTCGTATGGTGTGTAAGGGTTTACAACATCCCGCCCCGTGTATGGATTTTTTGGAGGTGGCGGAGGTGGCGGAGGTGGTGGTGTATAAATTTCTGGTGGTGTTGTTCCTGGAGGGTAAACGGGTCCTTCATCAGTAAATCCTGGAGGTAAATCTCCTGTTTCAGGATCTCTAACCACGACTCCTGGTCCAGGATTATCTGGTGTTCCCACTACTAAAACTAAATCACCGCCTGTTTCAGGGTCGGTAAGGAGGTTATCTGATACAGGAATATCTACATCAGATGTAGTCGTATCAAATACTTCTTCATAAGGATTAGTTACAACTTCTTCTGGAATATCGGGTATATTTATTGGAATATCGTCAAAATTAATATCTATATCTTCAAAATTAATATCGGGTGGAATCGTTGGAATCGTTGGAATATCGGGTAGGTTTATTGGAATATCTTCAAAATTAATATCGGGTAAAATTTCTGAAATATCTATATCTTCAAAATTAATATCAGGGGGAGTAAAAGGTATACCAAATATTGTAGGATCAAGATTTGTATAATCGATATTAGGTATATTAGGTAATGTTGGTATATTAGGTATAAAAGGTGCATTAGGTAACGAAGCTATCCCTTGTTCTGCTTCAGTTGCTTGTATATTTTTAAAATCAGCAACGTCAGCTTCGTATTGATCCGTTGCATTACCTCTAGCAAGATTCGCTTCTTTACGCATTTCCATAACATCAACAAGTTCAGGACTCATAATTCCTGACATATCGAAATCTTCGAATTGAAACATATTGTTATTAAATCTATTTACTGCCATTATTGAAATGCTCCTACTGCTCTATCTACAACATCATCTACAGTTTGTGTTGTTGCCCTACGGGACGGTTGTGTTTTTGTTCCTGTATCATAATCTTCTAAATCATTAGCCAAATCTTGTGTAGCGACTGTTCCGTATGAAGTTAAAAATCTTATAAAGTTTTGTGCTTTTACTCGACCATCTGCGTAATTCATAGTCATTCTAAACAAGTCAGGGTCTAATAACATTTCACCAATAAACCTTCGACTAGCTTCATTAGTTCGTTTTTCTGCCGCGTTAACTCGTCTACCAAACTGTGTGAGTGGTGGGATAACAAATTTCTTAATATATTCAATTTTAGTAGCAGGAGCTTCTCGTAATATAGATTGTTCTGCTGCTGATGAAGTAGCAGGTCCTATTTCTCGTTGTACTAAATTGTTAAAAGTTTTAAATAATTTGATATATTCTTTACCTTCTTTTCCTAATAAAGGTGTAATAAAATTATCAAAAGTTAATACAGGTCCAGTAACATCTTGTGGTCCAAATCCTTCTGTAATTAATCTATTTAAAGCAACGGGATCAACTTCTACTCCACCTGCAACACCTTGTTTAGGTTTTAATATTGATTGATTTATATAACGTTTCGTAACTGCCGCAACTTGTTCTTTTAATTCAGGGTTATCTTTTATTAAATTCATCAAATATTTTTGATCTTCTAATATTTGTCCTGAAAGTTTTTGTGTTTTACCTGTTTCTAATAACAACTCTACAACGTTTGCAGCACTCGGGTTAGGGTTGTTCGCACTACCAAACCTTGCACGTAAAAACTGAATCGTATCTTCATTCTTTTGTAATTGTTGAATAACGTTTTTCTCGAACTGTTTAGGACTAAAATCAAACATTTTATAATTATCACCAAATATTTCTTTTAACGTACCTCTATGTAATTTCATAAATTCACGATAATCTTTAGTAATTTGTAAAGGTGTTTTATCTGCTTGGTCTAAAATATTACGTTGAACATAAGTAGCGATACCTTTTTGTATATCTAATACTTCATCAGAACCTTCTTCACGTAAAACTTTCATTAATTGACCAACTCGAGTATTAACGTTACTGCCTGACGTGCTCGAACCTAATAAAAAATCTACAACTTTTTCAGGCTGTTGTTGATTTAAACTTCTAAATATTTCTGAATTACTTAATTGAATTGCTTCTTTTTGATTAGACCAAGCACCTTTTAAATCTTCTCCGTAACCTGTGTTTTGTTTATATTCACGTAAAGATTTTTTAGTTACTTTTATGCCTTGAGCTTCCATCTGAGCTTTTGCTCCCTCATCTATTAAAGAATTTATCTGTTTTTCTATACCACGTTCTAAGTTTCTAGCAAACCCGACAGCTCCTTTTAAGTTAGGATTGTTACTAGCAAAATCATTTAAAACTACACGAGCATTGTTTAATTCTTGTAATGTAAAATTAGGATTTTCAAAACCTTCTTTACCTAATCCTTGTAGTCTTTTTAAAACTGCACCCCCTTCTGTGCCTAACATTTGCATCAAAATATCTTTTGATTCTTTAGAATCTAAACTACGTAATAATTGATCAGAACCTTTTTTAGTAGATTTAGACCAAGCTGTAGCAGGAGCTCTTGTATATCCCGCACCTGTAGTTAAGTCTGTGTACAGTGGGTTGTTTAACGCGTCTGACCAAGCTTGATTAAAAGGTTTTATATAATTTTCTCTTATCTCATTTAAACGTGTACGTGTACGAGGAAACATTCCTTCCCCTGCTTTTGCGTCATCTACTTGTTTAAGTAATGTTTGACCTGCGACTGCGGGATCTTCAGCACCGATTAAATTATTACGCATATTAGTAACAGCGGCTCTTGAATTTTCTTCAAAAGCTAAAACATCTTGTTCTACTAAATTACGTATACTTTGACTTGTTGTTGCACCTGTAACAGCAGACGTTGCTAAATCAGGTCCTACTTCTTCATTCAAAGCTACAATAAAACGATCGATTATTTCTTGATTTCCGTTTTTAATTTGTTGATATAAAGCAGCAAGTTCAGGTGAGTCAGCATTCTTTAAGAAAATAGTTTCTAAATCAGCGGCTTCTATACTCCCTGTTGCTGAAGCTAATGTAGGGTTATATGCTTTAAGTTCCGCACCTGTACGATTAGCTAGTTCTACTATTGCTTCTTGTATTTCTTGAACAGATCCAGCATTACCGTATAAAACACCATCCGTAGAAACAACACCACCTTCAGAAGCTCTTGCTTGTTTCATCAAATCATCTATTTTTTCGAAAAACTCAGGCGGAACATCTTTTCCTGTTATATTTCTCCATATTTTAGGAACAATATTAACTGCTGTACTAATCGCAGCAGTACCTGCAAAAGCTAAAGAACCAATCATTCCTGATTCTTTTAAAATATCCATAAAATCTCTATCGTGAGCTCCTGCTACTTGTCCTGCAGTTAGTCTTAAAAAGTCTCCACCTGCCGCACCAACTGCTGACAGACCTGAAATACCTAAAACTTGACCTGCTCGTCGAATAACTCCTGGATCTTTGGTAGCTGCTCCTCTTAATAAAGGTTCAAACTTTTTAGCTCCATAAACTGTAAGAGCAATATCTCCTGCAATCGCAGGAACTTCGTTTATTAAAAACTTGTATGTATCTTCAGCTGTAATATAAGGCGTGTTTACTAACTGTTCTTCATCAGAACCTTTTGCTTTATAAACTAACCCTAATGAAGGCTTACTAGGATTTATATATCGATAAGTTCCGTCTAAACCATATTGATTACCGATAAATTCAATATCTTCTTTTGTTAAATTACGCGGAGCTAAACCTATTTTAGTTCTAAACCCTGCTTGATCGCCAAAATTATCGAAAGTTATTTCTTTAGCAGGATCAAAACCAAATGCGGCAATCTCTTTAGCTTTTTCAATACCGAAAGGAGCTTGAGGCTCGAATGGTTTATAGTCATCAGGATAATTACCTCTAACTTTAGCGTCTAAACTTCTTGATTGACCTTCAGGTGAATTAAAATAATCAACTTGTTTCATATATTCAGGATGACGCTCATACATATCGTATTCGATCGGAGCTCTGTTATAGGGTTTTACTCGATTTTCGAAATCAACAGAAGCTTCTATTTGATTTAATATATCTTGATCAAATATTTCATTAGCACGAGCATTAAGTTCAGGACTAAAGATAATAGCTGCTGATTGTAATTCTTGGGGAGAAAGCACCTGTCCGTAGGTAACGTTTGGGTTATTAGTAAGAGCTTGTGTGCCTAATGCTTTTGCCGCTTCGTTCCTTTGCTCAATAAAAGAGTCGTATTGTGCTTGTGTAACATCCATACCTTACTGAGTTAAGTCTCTTATTTTTTGTATTTCGAAACTATATTCTTTATTAGGATCTATTGGGTCTCCAGGACGGACGGCTGTTTTTTGATTTTTTCTATCGTAGAATTTTGCTTCGTGTTGTTGCCATTTTTGTAACTGAGGATTACTTCCATATCTTTGGAAAAAAGGTTTATATGTATAAGAATTATAATCTAACCATTGAGCGGTATCTTTACCCTCTACATTAGGCTTGACCATAGGATTATAATACATTTGAACAATCGATTGATAACTCGGATCCATCATATCGTATCTAGGCATACCATTAATAGAAATAGCTACTTGTGTTTCAGAATCTAATCCTCGTACTAATTGATCTCCATAACGAAGTAAATTATCGTTTAATGTTTGAGGAACTTGAGAACTACCAAACCCAACAATTTGTAAATGATAAGCTAAATCTTTATCTGATAACGTTCTACCTGTCTGTCCGTTTGCCGCAGCAGCCATATAAGCCATTTGTAAAAAGTTTGCACGAGTTGCTGTGTTATTGTAAGAAGCTTCGCCTATAATATCCCTTAAACTTACTCCAGTTGAGTTTTCAAAATCAAGGGTAGCTTGATTAATTTGATCTTCGTCACCTGATTTAATAGCTAAATAAAGTTGTTTAGCATTATTACCATTACCGAGTAATGTACCACCAGTATTATCAGTACTAAAAGCTCCTAAAACCCCATCACTACCACCTATTGTTGCAGCTATTACATCAAAATTAACTAAAGCACTAGCACCTATATTCATTAAAGCAGAAGCTGTAGTTGTACCTGCTTTAGTTGGATCTTTAATACCTTCTTGTAACATTTCAATCGTTGAATCAGCTACGTTTAAAAAACTTACAACCGCTTGATCTCTAGCAGTTAGTGTTTTATTAGTTTCTACCAAAGCTTTATAGTTAGGATTTTGAAATATATCTAACCCACTGCCCGAGCCTGAGTCTAGTTTAGCAGGATCAACCCAATTAGGTCCTGCGGGTCTAAAACCATTCTCATCTGCATCAGGGTGTTCAGGATCATTTATAAAAGCAACCCCTGCTTGTGGTCCTTTGCTTTTTACAAATCCTGGACGGATATCAACAATTCCTACTTTAGCAGAGTCTGAATCTTGTAAATTTAAAAATGCAGCAGTTCCAGTATCTAATTGATTTTTAATGAAAGCAGCTCTTGTTGTTTCTGTTTGAGCATCTTTAGTAGCGTCGGCTTTACGCATAGCCACATAAGTACTTGCGTAATCTTTTGCTCCTCTACCCATTTGAGAACTAGCTACAATATTAGCTATTTCATCTAATCCGAAAGTATTAGCTTCTGCTCGTGGTCCAAATAGTTTATATGCGTCTAACGAAGCTTGTTCTACATCGGTTATATTTTCAGGATCAGCTCCTAAATTTTGTAAATATTGTTCGTCTGTTAATGTTTCAGGTTTTCCTTGAAACATATCCATAATACCACCGACTAAAAAAGGTGCTAGTGGTGCTAGTTTTTCTTTAGTCGTTGGCTCTACTGATCTTCGTGGAGCTTGTCTACGTGCTGTAGGAAATTTAACAGCCGCAGGATTCATTTTAATAGTCGTTATTCCCCCACCACCACCTTGTTGTGGATTAAGAGATGCGGGACCTATAAACGGTAAAGCCATTATCTTCTATACCTATTATACAGTCCTGGAAGACCGATTCCTCCACCACCAGCAAACCTTTGAATAGGACCTGTGGGATCAAATGGAACATAAGGTCCACCAGGAGGTGTAGTTCCAGGAGGATAAGGTCCACCAGGAGGATAAGGTCCACCAGGAGGTGTAGTTCCAGGAGGTGTAGTTCCAGGAGGTGTAGTTCCAGGAGGTGTAGTTCCAGGAGGTGTAGTTCCAGGATTATTTACAGGAGGAAGATACGGATTAGGAATAGTCCCTATGTTTGGGTAATAGTTTGAATTATACGCAGGTGCTGCACCTGCGTAACCATAACCACCTGCTAACGGTCCAAGAGCCGCGGTAAGCGAACCAACGTTTTGTAAAGTTTGCATCGGTAAGTTGTATTGACCCACAAAGTTTTGATAATTAAGATCCATAAGGGATTGTTGCCTACCTCTACCTAACCCACCTAATGCTAATTGTTGGTTAATATCGTTTTGTTGTAGCTGTGGTAATAAAGAAGCCATGCCGCTGTACTGTTGACCAAGAGCACCTAATCCTTGTGCTGCTTGTTGACCTAGTCCTGCGATACCTTGACCGCCTTGTAACCCCATGTTAAATTGTTGTTGACCAAGAGCACCTAATTGTTGTCCTCTTTGCATTTGATTTTGAAAAGCTTGTTGATCTAATTGATTTAAAGCTTGCCCTCTTTGCATAGCTACGTTAATAGCGTTCATCTCTGATTGATTTAAAGCTTCTCCTCGGGCTAATTTAGCTTGTGCTTGTTGTGCTTCAAAACTTCCTAACTGTGCCGCTCTTGCTAACGTATTTTGAGCTTCTGTTGTTGAAAGATCTCCAAACTGTCTTCCTCTAGCCAATGCTGCAGAACCTTCTTGTTCTGCAAAACCTGCTTCTTGACCTGCTAACGAACCTAATTGTTGTGCTCTACCTAAAGCTGTTTGTGCTTGTTGTCCTGAGAAGCCTCCTTCTATACCTGCTAATCCTGATTGTAATCCTGCTAAACCTGCTTGTCTTGCTTGTTGTGATTCAAATGCTTGTTGTGCTGCATTTCTAGCACCTTCAAAACCTCCTGAACGTATTCCTGCTACTGCTTCTGCTGCTCCCCTTGCTGTATTTTCAGCAAGTTCACCACGTCTCATTCTAGATCGTGCACCGCCAAAAGCCCCACTACTAACTGCTTCATCTCTAAGACCCATATCGCCTTTAGCTAATCCCTCTCTAACATCTGCTAAAGTTTGTTCTACGACTGCATCTTCAAAAGGATTGTAAAAACTACTAACATTACTAGGATTAAAAGCTCGAGTAGAACCATACCCACTCATTTCTGCTCTACCTAAAGCTCCTCTCGCTTCACCGTAATCTGGTCTTGCTCCTGCAAGTTCTGCTGCTGAACCCGCTAAACCTGTTCTTGCACCTCTAAAATCTGGTCTTGCTGAAGCTGTTTCAAACCTAGCTAAATCTAAGTTAGGTGCTCCCGCTCTAGTCATTGCTGAAGCTTCATTAAAACTGGGGAGTGATGATCTAAAATCAGCTAATCCTGGTTGTGTAAATTGAGCGTTTTGTATATCGGCTCTACCTGATTGATCAAAAGTAGCTCCTCTTGTTATATCGGAAGCTTGTCCACTTAACTGTCTACCTGTAGTTAATCCTCGAGATATTTCATCGGTTCCTCTACCCGTAGCTCTACGTGTTAAACCTGAAGCTTCGTCTAATAACCCCGCTTGTGCTCCTAAATAGGGTCTATAACTACCAATAGCTGAATCTGCAAGATTCATTGCATATCTTTCTCTAGGATCAAATTGAGCTACTCGTGGACCTGTATAAGTAAACGGACTTGAATCAGCTTGTCCTAAATTACTAAATTGATCTCTTAAGAATTGTTGAGCATACGGGAAAATACCTTGTTGTAAAAAATCACCTACGTAACCCGCGGGGGCTTGACTTGAATATTCTTGTTCTTCTCTAGTTGCCATAAATTATCCGTATCTTTGATTACCCATTTTATTAAACGCGTCTAAACGAGCTAAACCTTTAGCATGACTACCACCACCTGCAGCATCAACTGCGGCTTTAGAAAGCATATATTCACCGTTACTTGCCATTACAGGTATAAGGTCATCTTTAGGACCTCCTGGACCTCGCATCTGTCCTCCGTGAGGCATGAACATCGGTCTTTGTAAGGCTTTACCTTGGTTAGCAAAAGTAATTTTAGAACCACCAATCGGTTGTATATTCATTTGTGCTGATCTTCTACGTGCTGAATTTCCTGGAAGTGTTTGTGTACTAACGATACTACCTTTACGTTCAGGAGCGTCAGAAAGAGCCGCACTTAATACTTTAGTAATTGCACCAATTCCTGCATTAAACATTTCAGGGTTTTCTCCTGCGTAGTTAGATATTTCTTGCATCATTGTTTGTTCTTGTCTTATTTCAGGATCGATTCCCGCTAATATTTCAGATTTTGTTGTATCGTTATTAACTATCTGATTTTCCATTATATCTTCAAGCGGTGGGTTTTCTATAATTCCTGATTCAAAATCTACGCCTGAGTCTGGACGAGGCTCTGGTTTAGAAGGTCTACCTGACATTTTTGCAATCATAGCTTGGAGTTCTTCAAATTGTTTTAAACCATCAGAGTCTAATAAATTTGTAATTCCAAAACCGTTAGCTCTATACTGAACAGGTCCACCAAAAGCTAATGAAGCTAACCCATCTGCATCAAAACCTGATTGTTGTAACATCAATAATAGTTTTTCTTGTTCTGTCATTTCATCAGACATAGCCATGTTTTCACTTTCGAAATCACCAAAATCTTGTACATCACTTCCTTCAACAGGAGTAACTTGAATATCTCCTCCAGGTTGTAATGCAGGTGCTGTACCGCTACCAATAGCGGCTTTAGGATCGTTTGCAGTATTACGAGCTATTTTACCTGCAAGAAGATTACCTCCTATGGTAATTATCGCAGTTTTTATCATACTCATGAAAACACCTCAAACTTATTTACTAAGTTATCTATTTGTTTTAAATCAAAACCTTCTAAAGAACTTTCTGATAAATTTTCTATAGTTACTTCTTTTATCACTTCTTCTGGAGTTAAACAATCTGTTCTATGGACCGTTATAAAAGTACATTCTTCATGAATAAACATTAATCTTTGTGTACCTGCTAAAGTGATTCCGTTATGAGGAGCTTTTACACGTTCTAATCCTTTTTCAGTATAAATAGAACATTCACCTTGCATAATAAAAAACGGATGATTTTTGTTATGAATTTTACTAACTAAAGTTAACCCTTTTGGCATAACAATCGTTCTAATGTATTGTCCGTCTGCAAAATCATGAGTAACAGCTCCTTCCGTTTCGCCTTTTAACGAAGCTAAGTTACTGTCTTGTCCTGTGTCTTTACACAACTTATCTAAAAGTTTTTGAAACTTAGATACTTTAGTAGTGAATTCTTGTAAATTTTGTTTGTAATTTATAAACTCAGAAATTTCTTGATCAGAAAAGTTAGGCACTGTTTTTAAAGCATTAAGACTCATTAGAACCTACTCCTAGCTTTTGTTTTCTTGCCTTTAGATGAATAAATTACGAAGTCAGAACGACGACCTTTATTCTTTTTGTATGTCTTTTTATCAACTCCAACCATTGTTTCCTCAGCGTATATAAACGTTTTGCGAGTTATAGCTCACCCCGTAAACTGCAGCACAATGGCTGAACTTTGATTATATATCAAAGAAAGGGTTAATGTAAAACCCTTTTATACTCATCTTCGTTGTGATCAGTGATGATTACATCAAGCATACCGACTACATTTACCGAATATAACTCCGCAGTTTCTTCTGCGGCTTCAAATGATTCTGCTACAATATTAGGACCTTCGTAAAAAAGTCCATCGTGTAGGAACTCTGTAATAAAAACTTTCATTATCCGTTTAATGGATTATCGTCTTTTTTATCTAATTTAGTTTCTACTTTACGTAAGTTATCATCTAAGCTTTCTAAATCAGCTTTAATCGTAGCTATATCCGTTTTAATTTCAGTAACATCTGGAACAGCTATACCATCAATACTTTTTTCTAAAAACTGTACAGATGTTTCGATAGCCGCGAAACGTTCTTCAATAATCTTTTGAGCGTCTTCAGTATCTCCGATACCGCCTATCTTAGCTTCTAGGTTTTCTACTCTATTAACGTAGGTCGCACCTGTGTAGCCGAACCCTGCAAGAGTTGAAACAATACCTACAAGAGCTATTATTTGTGTTGTTTTATTTTGAAACCAATCCATAGTAATTCTCCTATAAAGGTGGTTGTGAATTTATTATATCGTTCATTTTGCTTATATTACTACCCGCTAGTCCATAAAAAGCGTTTATATTATCAGGCATCGTCTCAGTATAGATGGTTCTAGACGTATACCATTGATCTTGATCTACCATTAAAACTTTCTCGTAAGTATTAAATCCAGGAACAAAACCCATATATGCAATAATCGTATCTTCTGAACCATATTCACCTGTTTCTTCTTGTTGAGCTTCTACTTCTTCTTGTGCTGTTTGTAAATTTTGTGCTATTACATCTTCTACTGTAGTATCTGTGTCAGAAGATGTACTCATAGAACTAATCGAAGTATCTATCTGATCTTGAACTGTATTAGTATTTACGTTAGCAACAACAACCGAAGTATTAACATCGGTTGCATTCATAGAATCACTAGTAGAAGAACTAGAAACAGACATAGAACTCATATCCAATACTTGATTTGTTTGTACGGTAGCTGAAGCAAACTGGTCTGACATACTTGGAGAACTACTCGTACTTATTCCTGCGTTACCCGACGAAGCTCCTGTAGAACTATTACTTACAACATTACCAGAAGCCGCACTATTACCTGTAGCATGAATACTATTACCTGCGGTTGTTCCACTTACACTTTGTGTAGCTGTAGCTATGGTCGAAGAAACAACTCGTAAAGCTATGTCTCTACTAATTGAACTTTTGCCTCTAGTATTTTCTCGTTCAGCTATTTCAAACTCTTCTTCAAAAACTTCTTCTCTTTCGATTCTTTCTTCCTCTATTTCCGCTTCTGTTATGCGTTCTTCAATCGCTTCAAACACTTCTTCTACGGCTTCTTCCTCGAAAATTTCTTCAATAAATTCTTCTTCAGGCTCAGCAAGATCAGCAAATTCTTCTTCAATTCTTTCTTCAAAACGTTCATTAATTTCTTCTTCAAACCACTCTTCCAGTTCTTCTACGTTATCAAATTCAATAAATGTTTCAGGTTCATTATAATCCTCTACTAAAAATGTTTCTTGGAATATAAACTCATCTATTAATACTTCGTCTTGATGGAGAGGTTCGTCATGAAGGGGACTAAAAGTATCGATAAAGGGTAAAGGTTCAGGATCAAAAAATATAACAACTTCTTCAGGTTCATAACTATCAAATTGTTCATAAGATGGAAACATTTCTTCTTCATAACCGTAATCTACGTTAGTATCGTCAAAAAAAGCTACTGATTCTTCTTGTCTATACCCTGCACAAAAAGGAGCATATTGCGGATCCTCTTCACATTGCTGGTCATCGTATGCATCCCAATAGTTAGGACATGATTCACTATAAAGATCAGTTATATCGCATTGTTGAGATAAATAAGTTTCTGCATAATATGGACATTCTTCAGAATAAAGTTGATCAATATCACATTGTTGAGTTTGATAAGCTTGAGCATATCCAGAACAAGACTCTGAATACAGTTGATCAATATCACATTGTTGAGTTTGATAAGCTTGAGCATATCCAGAACAAGATTCAGAGTATAGCTGGTCTATATCACATTGTTGAGTTTGATAGGCATCATCATAACCTGGACAAGTAGCATCATTCAAAGGGTTGCTACAATCAAGCCCACTACCAGACCCCCAGCCAAATAAAGAACCACCATTTTCTAAGTTTGTATTTTTATCAGAGTTATTCCAATCATAGTTGTAACAACTAGAAGTGTTGGTTGAGCCAGTATTGCACTCATCATGATAGTAATAAGTGTATGAATTGTCTTTATTAGCCCCAACCTCACCTATAAGAACATCATGATTAATAATATCTAGTTCTCCGTATCGTAAATCGAAAGAATTATTATTCCAAAGTATAATTTCAAAACTATTATCAGATGCTCTATTGTATTCTCGAAGGTTATACCAACCAAAAATCATCTTACTTGAGTCTCCCCAAGACTTCATACGAGAATCGCTATCTCTTATGAGATCAGTCCAGAAAGGGTATATGGTATAAGTGTGCTGTCCGTTAATAGGGTCAGGAGTATAGTCATTACAATAGCTCCCACTATTACCAAAATGGAGACATCCATTCGTTGCCATTCTTGCTTGGCTAAACGTAGAGCCATAAAAAGTAAAATTAAAAGAAAGGTCAATCGCAGGACTAATTCCATCATCAGATACCTCGTATGCTAATTCACCGTTAAAGTTATTAGCATTAGCATTAAGATCATAAAGGTCTTGATTAGCTTCGTATGTATACTGTCCCAATACATTAAAACTAACTAAACACCCTAATGCGTAGAATAAAACTCTTTTTTGCATTGTTTAGCTGTTTTAGTTTTCCGTGTATACGTTTTTTTAACTAAACCTACAACATCTTTATTAATCTTGTCTCTGTTGGGGTTAGCTTCATGTGTACATTGAGCAATATAATCTTCTAAAGCGTCATCTTTATCAGGTCTTTTTTGTGGGTTTTCTTCCCACGCTACGGTAGCTTCTTTACCAATTTTACCGTTATACGGACAAGGCGTACCAGCCATCGACATAGCTTTAAATACTCTTTCGTCTTGACAGAGTAATGCAACCGATGCTACTTTCATTCCCATATCGTATAGATACTTAGATAGTTTTAACCTTTCACAGTTTTCATCAACAATAGTTTTACCACCAGATAAACCAAACACCTGTCCTTGAAAAGCTCCTGAGACACCTGTTGTACAGAGGTCTTGTGAGTAAGACATGATACTAGGAGCTATCGCAGACGCAGGAGGGGCTTCGCTTTTTACGTTTTGGTTAATCGTTTGCGTACTGTTCGATTCGTTTATGTTTCGATTCGTATTATCAGACTTTGAATTATTATTGTTTGTGTTGGTATTGTCTGTAGTAACGTTCGAATCTGAAGTTGATTGATTTACGTTAGTGTTAGTGTTCGTATTATTCGATGTTGAAGTTGAATTATTTGTATTATTAACGTTTTGATTAACTGTTGAATTTACCGTTGAATTAGAAGTCGAAGTGTTAACGTTATTGTTTGTGTTGGTGTTGTTTGAAGTCGAAGTCGCTGTTGAAGTGTTTACATTATTGTTCGTATTGGTGTTGACATTGGTATTTGAATTTGTGTTTGTTGCTGTACTCGTTGTTGTATTAGTATTAAGGTTGTTGTTCGTGTTGGTATTATTGTTCGTGTTCGTGTTCGTATTGGTGTTCGTGTTGGTGTTCGTATTGGTATTTGTGTTAGTCGTTGTCGTTGTGTTGGTAGTGTCTAAACTATTGTTTTCACAGTATTGAGAACCATTAACACAAGCGGTACCAGATTGTTGGCTAGATTGAGCGTTTACGTTTATAGATAAACCAATTACAACGGTTATTAAAAACAAAATTCCAACACACGAAAAAATTTTGTCGTGTTGTTCTTCTTCTTTTTTATTCAAGAATCTTCACCTTTAAACTGTTTACTACTACCTGTTGTACCAGCATATAAACCAAACCATGCGGCACCCGCACCTACTACAATAGAAATAAGACCTGATTGTTCAAAACTAGGTTCAGGAAGTTCCATAAACCAAATAGTACATTTATACAATAAAACAATATAAACAGTTAAAAAAGCTCTAGGGAAAATACGCCATGAGTCTACCGCTTTAGCTAAATGAATCCATTTTTGATGTGGGTTTATTTTATCATCAGCTTCTAAATCTCTTATTTTATCTTTAAGATCAGATATTTCTTGTATCATCGCCATGAACTTATTGAGATCCATCTCAACTTCATTACGATCCATATCTCCACCAAATCTACCGTCGTTATTCATTTTATTTCTCCGTTTCTACTGGAACAAACTCTCCTAATTCTATTAACTTGCGTCTGTTTTCCATATGCTCTGCTTCAACGTCTTCTTTGTTTTGACCATGATACCTAACTGCAAGAAAGTTTAATACCATTTTTTCGTTAATGTCTACACCGTCTACAATAACAGCCCCTAAAACACGTCCATATTTACCTTTAGAATCTTTTAGTTTAGATTGTAAAACAATTTTTTTACCATTGTTTATTGCGTCTTGTAAGAACTTAGAGGCTAATTTACCTCTAGCTTTTTCGTCTTTGTCTCGGGTTCTGCTTTCAGGCGTGTCAATACCGTATAAGCGTACTCTACACTTATGCAATATATCAAAACCAAGATCAAGAGTAACGTCAATGGTATCGCCATCAACCACTTTGTTAACCCTACAACTATATTCATACATCTAACATTTCCATCTTCTTCTAGCCGCTTTACCTCGTTCACCTTTCCAACCTTTTGATCTAGCACAAAATGATTTACGTCTTTTTGCTGCTTTACTACCTTTTTTAACTTTACCTGTAACCGCTGTTTTTAGTTTTGATCCAGGATTTTTACGTCGATAAGCCGCTACGCCTTTCTTAGTCATACCCGCACCAGACTTAGTAGATCGGAAATTAGCTCCCTTACCCTTCGTAGTACGTCGTATAGACTTTTCTTTGCGTTTCTTAGCCTTAGCCATTACTTTTTCTTTTTAAGCTTCTTAGCGGTCTTAGCGGAACGTTTAAAGGCTGCTGCAGTCGGAGCACCTTTAGCTCCTTTCTTTCGCATTTTTCTGCCTTCTTTACGTTTTTTGTTTATATTGTAATATAAACCTTTTTTAGCTGTTCGACCATCTTTAGTCTTGTGGGTTTTACTTTTTCTTGGCACTACTTTTTCCCTTTTTCTTTTTCATTTTCTTAGCATAAGCTTTTGCTGCTGCTTTCCCTTTAGCGGTGTATGAAAATTTTTTTGTTCCTACTTTTGGCATTATAATCCTCCTTTTAATACTCTATCTCTTAACCTAGTCGCACGAGGTCCTACTTGTGTAGCCCAACGACTATCCATCATCTCAACTGCAGCAGTATTCCAATCCTGTTTTTCTATCGCAGTTAAAAACTTTTGAAACTTTAACAACCTTGTAATACCTAAATTAAAACACATATTAGCTAATACACGTTTTATATCTTCAGGCTGATTAGAAGCCCAAGGCATATTTCTTTCTAAATCAGCAAACACAGACTCTATATCTTTTTCAAAACATTCGATAACTCGTTCCTTTGATACTGGGGTTCCAACTGGTTCTCCGTGTTCGGGATCGCTTTCAAGTACAAGGTGACCAATACCAAAAGTGGGATAACCCAAATGATCATTATAAATTTCGTATATACACCCTTCATCAAACTCTAACTCTTCTCTTAATTTATTAATATTCATACTTAATTTATTCCTAATTCTATTGAAGTAGCTCCCCCAGTAGCTACAGTTATATTGCCTATCTGTCCTACTGCTTGAATTCCTTTTTCGTTGCCAGAATATAAATCTACCCACGTTTGACCATTCCATAGTTGTAATTGGTTAGTGGAAAGATTCCATATAATATCACCATTATTAAATTTATTTTCATTACGCTGAGTTTCGTTTACTGATAGTGTGGAATCTACGTCAACCCTGTTTAAACTTAATTCTAAAACCCTTACTAAACGATTAAAAGTATCTGAAGAAACTTCGCCAATAGAAATAGGTAATTTAGTTTCTAATAATTTACCCATTACCGTCTACCATCAGGTCTGAAGTTTAATCGCATAGCTCCTACTCTAAACCCTACGCCTTCTGTACTTCCTGGTGCTCCATCATCATCTGATTCTACTCGTAAAACAGCTTGTCTGCCTCTAACTCTCGTATCAATTTTAGTTGTTGCTGAATCACAAACACTAGTTACTGCTGTTGTTAAACTTTCTCCAGGAAAATTCCTACGTTTTAAAACAACATTAACGCTTTGTCCTCCACTTCCAGTTGAACCACTTCCTGTAAACTGTATATCAGGAATAATTCTACTAATAAATTGAAAATCTTCTCCTCCTGGATCAATATCAAAATCACTGGATTCAATAAATACGTTCGTCATAGGAGAACCATCATTATCATTACCTGTTTCGTGGTCATAAAGATAGCCTATATCTGAAGAAGAACTTGTTGCTTTAGGTGTACTAAAAATACCTTCGTCTATCCAACATGTTCTGGTTAAAGTTCCTATAGTCCAAACCTGTTCTTCATAATTGAAAACTACGTATTTATTAAGAGTATTCGAACCACTGCTACAATAAAACCACCCAACCTCATCGAAAGCTTTATTTACAAAACCAAAAATCTGATAACTTTGACTTTCATTTAAATCACTAAAAACATAAGCTTGTACACTACAAGGAATATCTTGGGTGGCTCCTGTATAAGTATAAAAACCTTTTTTATCCATCCAAAAAATTCCTTTAGGAGTGTTAACCATAGCGTTGGGGCTAACTAACCCCACTCCTTCATTAACTAAATTTAAACTAAAAGTAAAAGGCTGACCTATAAAAGTCATAGAGTATAGGGAAGTGTCCGTCCAAACTAAAATTTCTTGTTTAGCACGTATGGCTCCTACGATAGATGATCCTGCTGATAACCTAAAAGAACCTGCTGTGTTTGTAGATAAAGGTTCCCATTGAACAGCATTTTCTTGGTCACTCCAAGCAATAAACATAGGATCGATAGCTCCTGTTCTAGCTGTTTCTCCAGTATTTAAAGGATCAGCACCAAAACAAATCACGTGTCGGTCAATATCAGAAACCATTACCTGTAAAGCTAAAGTAGGAGGAAGATTTGCACCTGCTAAATCTGAAAGAGCTACTGCTCGAGTTTCTGTTCCGTTTGTTTTATCCCAGTAATAAACAGAACCTGCTCTCGGGTTTATTATTAAATCTTCACCAAAATTATCGTGTGACCATAAACGTAATTGATTATTAAAACTAAGCGTTGTAGTTGACCCAAAAGCTCCAGCTCCCCAAAGTCCTGCTCCCCAACCCGTTGATTGAACATAAACATCCAAACCAGTGTTTATTTGATAAGCAGCATCGGTAGAACTTCCACCATTTCCAGTATCACTAGAATTTGCTGTAGCCGAGGCGGTAAACGTATAGGTGTTAGCCGATGGAACAGAAGTTATTTGATGCTCTTGATTTAAAACAGTAGCGGTAATATTACCGCCTAAAGATACAGCACTACTAATAGTTACAAAATCATCGATACTTGCTCCATGGTTTGTATCTGTAGCTGTAATAACCGCACTACCATCAGTAGCGGAAAAAGTTGTAACGTTTAAATCAGTTGAGCGGATTGGAGTGATGTCTGAAAAACTATCTCCATCTAAAATATAATATTTCCACGTTGTTCCTAAGCCTAAAAGTTTCGTTCCGTCTAAAGCTACCCAAGCGTGGAGTGCTCTACCTGTAGACTGAAAATAATTAGCAGTTGCTTTAGACCATCCACCAATTTTTTCGGGAAGCCCTTTTCTAAAACGAACTAAATTAGAATCAAACCAACCGCCTTCATTTGAATAAGCTGTTCCTTCTTTGTTGATTCCAGGTTTAAAAAGGAACTTTTGTAAAGGCATCTGACTTTCCTACAATAGTTTATCTACACCTAAAGAAGCTGCAATTAAACCATACAAACCCCATAGAATAAATTCTAGTCTTTTAAACTTAGCAGAGCCTTCATCAAGACGTTTTTCTATGTATTCGTAACGAATAGCACATTCTCTTTCATGTGCTTCTAATTTAATTAAAGCTTCTTTTGTAGTAGTCATGAGTTATTTTTCTTTTGCTTTCCCTACATTAATAGCACACCAGTCGATCAGTTTATAAATTTTACCAATCATTTGATCGTCTTTTGGTGTTGGTGTTAAAGCACAAATTAATGATGCTCCTGAAATAATCCAAGGTGCTAATTGAATTATGTTTAATATCATATCTAACATATTTTTCTCCTTTTAAAGTGGATGATTATCATCCATTAATAAAACAGCGATACTTACAACACAAAATATTGCAATACTTAATTGCAAAATAGTATAAATCACTCTTCTGAAAGTTTTTCAGAAACTTCTTTTGACTCTTCTATAAATGCTTGATTAAAAACTTGTTGACAAGCTTTTATTTGATCTAATTGAAACATTAAACTATTTTCTTTATTTTGAAGATCGTTTAGTTGGGACTGTAAATATTTTTGTCGTTCTGTTAATTCGACTTCTTTTGTTTCTACTTTTTTATTTTCTGACATTATTTATTCCTTTTAACTGTTATCAGTTATGTAAGCTTTGCCAGTTGTAATTGCACTTGTATAGCTAGACTTATCTGATGAGTCTCCTACTACGTCAGGTGTTTCATCATCTTCGTCTACTGGTGCATAAGCCAAGATAATTTCAAGATGGTCTACATTTCTTTGTACCATTTCGTTTATTTCTTCTTGAGTCATGCCTGTTACATCATGTGTACCATCATTGACAGCGTTGATAAGCGTTACGCTATCGGTTGCTGCTGTTAATACTTTTGTTACTGTTGCCATTTTATACTCCTATTGTTGTTAGCCTTCTAAGGCTTCTATTCTTGTTGTTAAAGCATCTATTTTATCATCTGCTTCTTGTAAAGCTTTAATTAATGGCATAACAAATTGTCCATAATCTAGTGTTTGCATGCCATCAGGTTCTTGACCCCAACCATTAAATTTTTCAGCTTCTACACCTAAATTGTCTAAGGCTGCTTTAACCTCTTGAGCCAACATACCTGTTTGCCAAGTGGTTATTTTTGCTTCTGTTTCGTGTGGTTGGTGAGTATCCCATTCTTCAGGAACATCACAAGGAGCTTTAATGTGGTAATTTACTGTTCTTAGTTGATTAATAAAATCTAAACCCAAAGGATGGTCTGTAATATCCTTTTTCTTGCGTTCATCAGAACCAGTGGTAAAACTAGAACCCCCATAAGAAAGTCTTGACCAGTCAGTGCCACTTCTACCAAAAGTTATGGCGTAATCTGCTGTACCAGTATCTCCGTTATTATAACCAATGTGTCCTCTTACACTTCCTGTGGCTGAAGTCCGCATAGCATACCCAATAGCCAGATTTCCCGTACCAGTTGTTGTGTTATCCCCAGCAAGAGTACCAATAAAAGTGTTTAATGAACCAGTAGTAACAGAACCACCAGCCGCATATCCAACTGCTGTGTTGCTATTTACTGTAGCCATAGCATCCAAAGCCTGTGTACCAATTGCTGTATTGTAACTTCCAGTGGTAATATCTCCACCTGCTAAGTAACCAAGGGTTGTATTGTAATTTCCTGTGGTTGTATTTACAGAAGCACTTTTACCAACTGCGGTGTTATAAGCTCCTGTAGTATTTTCAAAAAGTGCTGCGTGTCCCACCGCAGTGTTTGCTGTGGAAGTTGTAGAATCATATAAGGCTGATGCACCAAGTGCTGTATTATTTTCACCAGTTGTGTTTGCGGTAAGTGCGGAGATACCAACTGCTGTACAGTTTGAGGCGGTGGTGTTAGCATCTAAAGCACCTTTACCAACTGCGGTGTTACTTGCTCCTGTAGTATTTGCAATCATTGCTTGATGTCCTACCGCAGTATTAGAAGCACCAGTTGTATTGACTCGTAATGCCATACGACCAACTGCTGTGTTATTAGATGCTGTGGTATTGGCTGATAGAGCTGAAGTACCTACAGCAGTGTTTTCTGAACCTGTGGTGTTTGCATCTCCTGCTAAAGCACCCACTGCAACATTTTCTGTACCTGTGGTGTTTGCTAGTAAAGCCTGATGACCCACTGCTGTATTGTTATCTGCTGTGGTGTTGGCATCTAAAGCTTGTACTCCAATAGCAACATTATTATCTCCTTCCGTATTAGCTTCTAAAGAATTAACACCAAGCCCTACATTACTACCACCTGTGGTATTGTTTATTAGTGAGGTTCTGCCGATAGCAGTATTATTAGCCCCTGTGGTGTTTGCTGTTAAAGCACCTTTACCAACTGCTGTGTTGGAAGATGCTGTCGTATTATTCCTCAATGCATCAGCTCCAACTGCTGTATTTTCAGCACCAGTTGTGTTTGCTGATAAAGCAACATCACCAATAGCTGTGTTGTTAGAAGCAGTGGTGTTGGCATCTAAGGCATCAGCTCCAACTGCTACATTGTCTGTACCAGTGGTGTTTGCTCCTAGTGCATTAGCACCTATACCAACATTGTTAGAAGCTGTGGTATTGGCATCTAATGCTGTAACTCCAATCGCAACATTCCCTGCACCTGTGGTGTTAGCATCTAAAGCAGCATAACCAATTGCGATGTTGTTGTTTGCTGTGGTGTTATTATCTAAAGCATTAGCACCCAAGGCTACGTTAAATGCACCAGTTGTATTTGCTGATAAAGAAGCGTAACCAACTGCTGTGTTGTTATTTGCTGTTGTATTAGCATCTAAGGCTAAAGCACCTAATGCTACGTTGCTTGTGCCTGTTGTGTTTAAATATAGAGCTTGAAAACCCACTCCTGTGTTGTTATCTGCTGTTGTATTGGTACTTAAAGCAAGTCCCCCAACGGCTGTATTATAATCACCTGTAGTACTGGCATCTAAAGTAGCATAACCTAACGCAGTATTACGAGTACCAGTTGTATTTGCTAGTAAAGCATTTCTACCAACAGCAGTGTTACCACTTGCAGTGGTACTTAAACCTAATGCACCTGTACCTACTGCTGTATTTTCATCACCACTTGTTAAAGCTGCAAAAACACCTACACCTAAACCTGTATTATAGTTAGCTGCATCAATTGTGCCTGTGGTTGTGTCTCCAATCATTATTGAGGATGTGCCAAAGGTTTTACTTGCTATACCGTTATAAGTAGCTGCTGTTGAAGCTCCTGTAATTGTTAAATCTCCACCTACTGAAGCATCATCTGTAACTGTAAGATCGTCTTGTACTTTTAAATCTACAACATTAAGACTAGCAAAAGCATCAAAAAACGCTGCTCCACTTCCTGCTCCGTCTGAGTAAACAACTTTGACATCGCCTGCTGGAATGGTGATATTTGCACCTGAGCCTTGAGAAAGAATAATATTTTGAGAGCCACTAGTAGCATTCTCAACAATCCATACTTTAGAAACTGTATTAGGACCAATCGTAATAGTACAAGCTGAATCCAAAGTACCTGTATATTTAAGGTACATCGATCTGCCTGGATCAGTTGCTCCGTCTGCTATGGTGGTTGTATGCGTATCAGCGTTAGTGGTGATGGCTTCGGTGCCATAACTAAAAGCTTCTGCAATTAATTCTAAGTTGGTGTTGGTACTTGTACCCCAAGTTCCTGACTCATCACCTGTGGCGATTTCCTTGAGTCTTAAATCATTTACATAAGTTGCCATAGTTTATCTCTCCGTACTTTCTTGATTGTATATCGTTTTTAGCAAAATGTTAAGCAACTTCTTGCCAATCAGTCGTCACTGTTGTAATGTTTTCCCAATCAGTCGTCACTGTTGTGATGTTTTCCCAATCAGTCGTCACTCCTGGTACTACGTCTCCCCAAACCGTAAGACTAGAAATCTCACCTGTTCCAACAACAGATGTTGGGTAAATTATTGCGTCTGCTGTTGTTTCTAAAGTACCTAGTGCCGACGTTGCACCAAGACCTGATAATGAAATAATATTATTTGTTACTAATCCTACAGTTCCTAAAGCTGTAGTTCCTACTACAGTTGTAGGATAAACATTCGCATCACAAATAACTGTCTCATCTCCGAGACCTATTGTAGAAGCGGATCCAGAAACTCCTGTTATTGCAAAACCAGCAGCTATTACATTCCCTAATCCGCTTGTCGCTGTTACTCCCGTTTCCGTTACGTTTGCATCACAAGTAACTGTTTCGGAACCTAGTGCAGACGTTGCTGTTAGTCCAGTAATAGAGAGATTAGCTTCTCCTGTAACTGTTTCGGAACCTAGTGCAGACGTTGCTGTTAGTCCAGTGACTGCAATATTTGCTGAACCTGTAGCAGTTTCTGAACCTAGTGATGTAGTACCTACAACACCTGTTTCTGTTACATTAGCTGCACCAGTAACAACTACAGAGTTTATTCCACCTGTAGCTGCGATACCCGTTTCCGCAACATTTGCGTCACAAGTAACGGTTTCTGTGCCTAATGCAGAAGTACCCGCAACACCTGTAACAGCTACGGATACATTAATTATTGCAGGTTCACCCCAAGGACCAGATCCCCAAGTAGAACGACCCCAACCAGCCATTCGTTACTACGCTATTCTAATAATCGCGTTTGATGCGTCGGCTGTTGGAAATGTTATAGTAAAACTACCTGCTGTAGATGTTTTATCTCCACCGAAATCAAACACTGCAACTGCTGGATCGCCTGAAGCTGTATCATTATAAATCATACATCCTCTAGCGGTAATAGTAGCTGTACCAAAAGTTAAATCCGCAAAATCAGTAAAAGCTGTTGTTCCTGATGACGTTGGGTTAATATTGGTTAATGCTGCTCCACCTGAAGTATAGTTTGTTCCAGATGCTTGGTTAGTGGTTGTGAATGCTGTTGTTGTTGCACCCATTGTTGCTGAACTTGTGTACAAAGCTAATTTAAAAGAATTCCCACCTGAAGCTAAAAAATTATGTTTTGCTTCAAGAAGCTCTTTTTTAAAGCTTGTACACATTGCTTGTGTTATTGCCATTATAGTCTCCTGATAATATTAGCTAAGTCTTTTTGACCTTGCTGTTCTAATTGATTACCTATTGTACACATATGGTTTTTAATTACCTCTTGCATATAATACATAACTATCTTTTTACATGCATCTCGAAATGCATGAGCTTGTGCCCTTATGGGTGCAGGAGCTGTATCGCTCACAGAAATTATTTTGTTAACCGCCATCTCAGCAACTTCTTCAACACTGTGCCCTCTGTTGTCTGTGGTGGTTACGCCTAAATTACCTACTTCTAAATCTGATTTTAAAGAAAACATATTAATACTCTTTCGGTTCTACAGGATTTAATTCTTTTAAATCATGTCTATTAATTATTCCTACAGGTTTATTTTTTGGTTCCATTTCTACTTCAGATAACTTACAAACGCTCATATCTTTACCGTTTTGATAAACAACTTTAGGATCATCAAGTCTATGATAACCGTATAGTTTCTCGTGTAAAGGAATATCCATATCTAACAAAGTTGATCTAGGAGCCACTTCTATTTGCATTCCTGCATCGATACATTTAGATAACCAAAACTCCGTACATGATCTACCTGCTTCCGCAAAATGCATATTGCTTCTATATGTAAAGTCAATTCCAAATAATGAAATTTTACCGACCTTGCTCCATAAAGCAAAAGCTATAGCGTAAGGAATGGTGTTATTAAAATAAGAACATCCTAAATCATGTACAACTAACTCTATAGGGTACTCAACAGCAGCAGGAACTCTATCGTCTAATTCACACGTATAAATAGGAAAATTACATTTAGGTAATTTCTTTCTCATCATTTGAGTCATAGTTCCCGCATCTTCTGTATCCAGGAATCGACTCATAGGATCTAAAATAAAAGCTTTATCAATATTCGGTAAAACTCCAATCATTGCATTAATTGCCCAGATCTCATCAAACTCTACACTATGGGTTTGAGAAAGATGAAAATCTATTTGGCTTTGCCCCATGGCGACTATTGCAACATTTTTACCCTCTAGTTCTTTCATGCTTGTGGTTGTATTTTAAGTTGATCGTTTCGAGCTTCGTCTCTAACGTCTTTATACTCTCCAAGAACTTTAAGTAAGGCTAAAGCTTCTTGAAATTTTTGTTCGTATAACATAATAGTTTCAGGAGCTTCTTTCATAAATACCGCACCTTCTACTAAAGCACCGTATAACATAGCATTAGGAGCGTTATCAGAAAGCCAACTTTGATTATCGTTTCCAACGGTGGTTAGTGATGCGGGTCTATAGTTGTAGTGTAATTCAAAATTCAAATCAGAATTAGGTGTAGGAGCTAATAAAAAAGTATTTTCATCAAATTGAGAATAATACAAGGGAGCTCCTTGTGTAGCTGCTGAAGGCGTATAATCCCTTATCCAGGAAACGTGTTTTAACAATAAATAACTATAGTTACCTGAACTATCAATTAAAGCTAAACTAAATGGAGATAAAAAATCTGTAGGCGTCGCTAAATAAGTATTACCTGATGATGCTAACCCTGTAACATTTTTACGGAAAACAGGAAGTTGTACTCCTTTTAAAATTCTTTCTTCGGTTGTTTGTATAAAAGTATCTAAATTATTAACGAAAGTAGTTTCTGTATTGTCTAAATAATCTTGTATTGCTGTTTTTAATGTTGCGTATGTAAATCCTGCCATTAGTCTCCACCTGCTTCTAAAGTACCTATTTCACCTGTTCCGAACTCCCCTTCAAACACACTACCAATAGGATCATCTGTAACAGTCATTGTTCTAGTTCCACTAGGACTTGTTGTGCTATTTATAACTGCTGTTGAAGGATCTATTGTAGTAACAACACCTAACCCTGCTTGAGGTAAAGGAACGTCGGGTCTGGGTCTCCAAAGCAGTTCTGCGTCTGCTCCTATACTTGGTGGGTCTAGTTGTGGGTGTTTAGGTTCATAACACTCATGACAAACTCTATTGTTTTCCCAAGTGCCTCTAGCTTCTTTATATGGATATCTAAACCCGCAAGTATCGCAAATAAAGTAAGCATATTTTCCTGAAGCGTAAGCCATTAGATATACTCTTGTTTAGGAACTAGTCTAATATTAGAACGGTCTTCATCATAACGTAAAGCGTTAGCTAAATCTCTTTCATATAAATCTTGGATCACAGGAAGTTTCTGAACATTTTTCTTTATACACAAATAATAAGCTAGTCCTGATACTAAACAAGGCATAAACCGTGTAGGTATATCTACATCGTTAGTAGAAGCCGCAGCATCCTCTATCGTACGCCAGACATAGTAAATGAGTTTGTCCGTTGAATTCTCGGGCGTTGGATAAAGATGAATAACAGGAGACTTTTTACGTTCTAGCCAAAATTCTGTAGAACGTGATTTAGTAGCTTTGTTAGGAATACTTATATACTCATTCCGATCTATTCTGTCTAAAGGATAATCAGTAACTACAGTATTAACTGTTCGTTCTACATAAGCGTCTAAAACATCGATATCATATGAGTTAATCGTATACTCATTAGTGCCTTCTGTAAGAGTTAGCTCCTCTTTGGCTACTTCCCACATTTGAATACCTCTGTTTGACCAATCGGCAAACATAATATTCATAGAACGACGTGCTGTAACAGCATCGTATGACGTACGAGCTTCTAATCCTGCAAGTTCGTACGCCTCTTCGATTGCGGTCGCTACATCTAAACTAAATGCACGAGTTCCCGAGGTTGCCATGTTAGTTGTAGTATGCTACAAAAAAGTCGCAATTAGACAACACAACATAAGCCCCCGTATTAAATTTTACTCCGTCATTAGGCAAATAATGGTCAAAAGACTCATTTGCTGCTGAACCGAACTTAAATTCAATAAGTAACTTAGTTCCACTTGCACTCGTTCCGTCATAGATTTTTATAGAACCGTCTGCGGCACTAGCTTGTGCTTGAACAGACTGAATTCTTATTGGACCTAAATTAGTAGCAGTACCCGCACCAGAACCAATAAACCCTTGTAATTGTCCTGTTGCAGCTAAAGCTACGGTCGCTTTTACATCTGATGAACTCATATTAATCTCCTATATTAAGATTAAGCGTCAGCAAATGGTGTTACTATAGTTCCTGAACCAATTAATAATGAATCGTGAACAAGATAAGTAGCTGCATCGATAGCTGTAACTCGTACAACACTTCCTGCAATACCACCTTTAGTTGAACCATTCATAGTCATAACATCGTTAGATGCTGCTGGAACAAAAGCTTTTTTAGCTCCATCGTCTACAGCTACTAATACCGCACCTTCAAATTTGTCGGTACCATCAGTTAAAATGTCTAAGTCTGTTGCTGCTGTTTCTATTACAAAATAGAAAGAAGCACCAATGTTGTTAGCTTGGTTAGGATCTGTAGGATCGCCTGGAGTTGCTGATGAGATAGAAGGTAAAGTAAATTTACCGTCTGCATCATTACACAACAAGATTTTTCCTGCATGTGCATCTACTGTTAAAGTAGTATCTGCGGTTAAAGAAACAGAGTTATTAACCCCTGCTGAAATAAATCCTGCCAATGATTTGACTGGACCTGAAAAGGTTGATTTTGCCATAATTTCCTCCGTGGAAATAAGTTCTACTGTCTTGGCTTGTCTGCTAGGTCAGTCTGTAGAACAAGTTAATATATCCTAGTCTTTTGATTGTATATGAATGCCTACAAAAAGAAAAGGGGAACCGAAGTTCCCCTTTAATGAATTCACGTTAATGAATTAGGCTCCTGGTGAACCGAAGATACCTCTCCAGTCACTCCAACCAAAGCTGTAACGTTCTCTCGCCTTGTATCTTACGTTACCAGTTTCGAAGTCGCCTTCCATACTAGTAGATACAGGAGTTCTAACAAAGTGTTTTAACCCGTTAGGAACATCAGTTTTGATGAAGAAAGCGTCAGTATCTGTTAGATAATGATTTACAACGTAGCCTTCTGAGACCATTCCCATATTTCTAATTGCATTAATATCGTTATCTGAAGTACCAACTCTTCCTGGAGTTTCCATCAATCTATCCGCTACGAATTGCAAAGCAGGTGGAATAATTAATTTCCTTGCTTGTGCATTTACTTTAAGGTTTCTTTCATCCTTAAATCCAGCGATATCAATCAATGATTGCTCTAGAGAAGTTTCATTAAGGTCAGCAGCTGTAGACAGCTCATTACTTAAATCAACGTTCGCAACAGTTGGATGGTCTGTAGCACAAAGCTCTTTTCCATCACCACCAACGTAAGATGAACTAAAAGCATTGTTTAAAACATTAGCTGCTTTAACTTGCTTAGTTTGTTGCATCGAACGTGCTAGTGCTCTTGTGTAACGTGAAGAAAGTGTGTCGTAGAGGTTATCTTCGATTGCTTCTTCTGTTAACGCAAACGCTAGTGCGATAGTTTCATGCGTGAAACGAGATGTCCAGGATTCTTGAGCTGTGTCATAAATGACTGCGGCTCCTTCTCCTTTAGTCGGTGCTTCACCAAATCCACTTAACATTACTTCTTCCTCAAAAGCCCTTTCGGAGTTCTCAGTATCGAAGATGTCTTCGTGTTCGTTATTATATCTCTCATACTCTAATCCAAAGAGAGCATGGAGTCCAGGAACTAGTTCTTTGACTAGTTGTGCTCTGTTAATCGCCATTATTTATCTCCTTAGAATTAAACAGCAAAAGTGTTAGTAGGGAATGTGAATAACCCTCTCGCATAAGCACCGATTTCGTTGCTTGGTTGCGAGGCGAATCCTACACATAACGCTACACCACTTGAGGTTGTTGCGGTTGCCCCTTCCTTTGATCTACCGTTCAATGTTGAACCTGCAGTCGTAGAAAGAGTATATTTAGAGCCGATAAAACTTACTGCTGGTGTTCCAGCTGTAAATTGAGCCTCGTAAACGATTCCAGGATCGTTATAAACGAGAGCTTCTGCATCTGCTCCGCCTTGGGTAGCTGTGTCAGCAGTCCAAACTTTCGAGAAAGTCGGGGTGCCGTCAGTAGCTGTATAGTATACTCCGTAAAATACACCTACGGGTGTGCCTGTCGCTGTGCCTTGGATGACATAACCACTAGATAAATTAACAACATCACCTGAAAAGATTGATGCGTTAGTTGCACTTGCGATTCTCATTTTGGCAGGACGAATAACACCTCCGTACATATGATATGCGGGAGTAAAACCATCTGGTTTATTTGTATTAGCCATTGTTTTCTCCTTTGTCTATATACATTGTTATTATTAATTACTTTGCATCGGTAGGCTTACTACCGAAGGCGACTTTAGAAGTCCTTTGGATATCACTATCCTTAATAGGCATTCTAGCATCACTTTCTCGCATAAAGTTTTGATCTACACCTTGCATTGCGGTATCTGCTTGATCTTTAAAATAAGCATTACGCTCTGCTGCGGTTTCGACTGGAACTTTAGCAAGTATTAATCCTCCGACTCCAATTACTCCAGTGTTGCTACCGTTTTCAATAGTAGGAGCTTCGAAATCAGGATAGTCTTCTGCTCTCACAGGTTCATATCCCTCTCTAATACGTTTAGACATATTAGATTTATCATCGATTCCTCGAGTAGCTTCACGAATCCACCTAAATTGATATCCAGGAGGAGCTTCGGGTGCGTCTAACATAGACGGGGGAGCCCAAGGCTTTCTGCGAGTTTGAGAGGCTCGTGTCTCTGCAGATCGTGAGTTACGATCAGTATTGACTTCTGTTTTATTTTCTTCGGTCATTTTATACTCCTTCAATATGTCTAGCATATTCTTCTAGCGGCACATTTAGTCTTTTAGCTATTGCTACTTGACTAGGTGTCAACTTAATTTTGCGTGATGATTTTTTACCACTAGCCCCTCGGCTAGAAGCAGCAACCTGTTGCACGGGGGCAGATTGCTCGTTAGAAAACTTGTGTGGAAAATTTTCAGCCATACGTTTATCAACTTCAGAATAGTATTTATCAGAAGTTGGGTCAACGCCTTCTTCTACTAATTCTTTATGTATTCCAAATGCTGCAAACGTCATTGCTTGGTCATCTCCAAACCATTCATTTTTTTCAGCCCATGCTTCAGCTTTAGGATCTGGTCCTGGAGCTTGGTCTGGCTGTAAGGTAGGTTGATAAGACTCCACAGGAACTTCTCGTGGTGCTGCCTTTTCCCTAACTTGTTGTTGAGCTTGTAGTCTTCTAAGATTTTCTGCTTCAGCGGTAGCACGAGAAAGAACCGTAGTTGCTTCAACCACTGCTTCACTATCCCCTGCTTCTTGTGCATCTTTTAAAAGTCTTTTTGCTCCTTCAATTTCAGATTGTACCCTGTTATCGTACTCTTTGAAAAGCGAAGTATCAGAATTTTTTAATTTTTCTTTTAAACTAGTCGCTGTTTGATTAACACTTTGAGCGTAATTAACAGCTTCATCTCGCTGTCTTTCTGCTTCTCGCATCTTATAAGTTAACTTATCGATACGCTTTTGCACTGAATCAGAAATAGTATCTAATTCATCTTTTACTTCTTCTACAGGAGCTTCTTCGACGACTTCGTCTTTAATCGAATCGTCTACGTCTGCTGCGTGTATATCAACTTCCCCTTCGGGTAATTCTAATTCTATTTTTTCGGCTTCGTTATTTTGCATGAGTCCTCCTCAAGTTTGTTATGATAAAATTGCTTCTGGGTCATCGATACAAGCTAAAATTTCGTCATCATTTAAAAGACGCATATCGCCACCTTCTATTTGAAAACGAGCTCCCGCATATCGACCGAAGATAACCCAATCACCTTCTTTACACCAAGCTCCTTCTGGAAACTTATGTGGATCACTATAAGCGTCGGGTCCTAGAGAAACTACGTACCCTACAACAGTCGCTAACCTTTCCTTATCGACCGTTTGTTTTGCTATATGTATTCCACCTTTAGTTACCGCTTTGGGGCTAAAAGGTAATATTAAAATTCGATACCCAGTTGGACGGGGTAACGAACTTGCATGAGAGTCTACATTATCAGGAGTAATTGTTGGCTCTGAAGCTAATTCTGCTTTAGCCGCACCATTACTACCGAAATTATCTACCCTATCTGGAACAGTTGTGTTTTCGACTTCATTAGTCATTTGCATCCTCCATGTTAGAATGTAAAGTTTGAATTTCCTGTTCACAGAAACTCAAACCTGCTATTTCACCGACTATCCTTTGGTATTGTTCAAAATTCTCAATACTTCCAGAAGCCAATGTTTGCATGAGAGCTTCTTTTCTCTCACGAAATTTACGAAGCAAATGCTCCGTTGCTAAGATATAGTCCATTAATTATTTAATAGAACGATACCAAAGAAGTCCTTTTGTCTGTCCATAAGCCGCTTTTACTTTAGCTTCTTCAGGTTTGTCTAAGCATTCACCTGCTTGAACAGATTGTGTTTTTGTTGTATCCTCTACGCTAGGAAAACTAGGAGACGCCTTTGTTTTCTTAGGTGACGGTGAAGGATATTTATCGTTATCGTAATAATCTCTCATTATTTTTCTCCGTTTTGTTTTCGAGTTTCTCGAACTGTTTTAACTAATTCCGTATAGTTCTTTTCTGCATCAACTTTAGCTCTTTGCTCTAGTTCTTGCAATTCTATTGCGGCTTTAGTATCTTGTACACGTAAATCAGCTTCGATCTTCTCACGTTTAATTTGTGCGTCTAGTTCAGCTTTCATTGCGGCTAGTTGTGCATCTCTTTGATCGTCGCCTTCTTTTTGCATCAACTGTTCTCTTTCAAGTTGTAGTTGTTGTTCGAACATCTGTTTTTGTGGATCTGGTGTTTGCATTGCTGCTGCCATCGCTTGTGCTTGACCTGTAACTTGTTGTGTTGCCGCTTGTGCCATTAATGCAATCTCATTCATCATTTCAGGCGGCATTTGTCCTGCTTGTATTTCAGGTAACGGTTGACCCATCGCTTGTTCTATTTGTAATTTATATAACATCGCTTGGTGTTCTTGTATATTCGCACCGATTGCTTGTGAAGCTACTGGGTTTTGTTGTACCATCGGATTTTGCATAAACGCACTATGTGCTGCTATATAAGCTTCGTGATTTTGAAACTCGTAAGCTCTAATAGGTGTTCCTGTTAAAACTGCTTGTTGTTCACTAATAGGATCACGTGCAGGTACTTCTTGTTCAGGTGGAAGTAGTGCATCGATATCTTTTATGTTTAATGCGATATACATCTTCTTATACGACTCACGTAAGTCGTGTAATTCAGGTGCGGCTTGTGCCATTTGTAATTGTGTCTGAGCTAACGTAATTCTTTGTGTCATACTAAAGATATTAGGGTCAGAAACTGGTATAACGTCTACAGAACCATCGAAATCCTGTTTAAATACGTTTTCGGAAGCACCTTGTACTTGATAAGGGTATTCAGGCGGTAAAAACTCACCAAATACTCTTTTTAGTATTTTAAACTCACATCTTTGTGCATAATGTAATCTTTTATGGATTGCGGACATTACTCGTT